TCCAAGGCTCCCACTGGATAAGTCTTCTCAGAATTCCAGGTGTTGTAGTTAGGACTGAAAGGACCAGACTGATCATTCTCAAGGAACTTATTGACGCCGAGCTGAACGTCCACTGTGTACCCGGTTAGCAGCTCTATGACATTACCGACACCGGTAAGAGTGCCACGCTGCTGAGAGACCGTAGTCCAGTTAGCTACAGCCTTCCGCATGATAGAGGCAGGCATCTCGGGCTGGAATGGTATGCCGAACTGAGCTGCCAGAGCATATAGGTCACGCAATGACATCAGCATCGGATTGTTCAAAGACGTGTACTCAAAATCGTACTGTGTCTTCAGGTAATCTAGACCCCACCCGATTACATCAAGGTACTGAGACAGGTACGTGTCACCCGTTTGCGTAGCAGTAAGGTCTATGTCACTAGTTGACTGGAAATAGTATGGCAGCAAGTCAAATAGCCACTGACCTGAGCCATAGTTATTTATAGCCAGGCAAGCGGTGAGTCCTGCCCGAACCCATACTCCAGTGGACAATAGCAAGTAGAAACCATAGTAATGCATGGTCCCAGGGATTACGTTCTGATCCTTGTACTGGTTACCAAAGTAGTTTGGTGAGTCCAGCAGAATGGTGCCATCATTCTCATCAACAGGGAATCCGTACCTGTTAGACAGAAGACGGTAGTCAGTGATGGTTATGCCCAGGCTGGCAGGAACCTGAGGCTGTGACCACTTGACCAGGATAGTTTCATAGTCAGATGAATTGGCTGTGAAATTCTGGGCTGAACCAATAGGCTCGACAGTGTATGCTGCATAGAACTCGACACCGTACACACGGGGGAGACCGTACGTGCCAACACCAAAAGGCGGAGCGTAGTTAGTTGGTGCGTAGGTACTTAGACTCATGTGCCAGGTGTCCCGTAAGATGTACCAGGTGGCTCACGCAGTGCGTAGCAACGCAACCCTCCCTGTGTTAGCTGCTGTATCGGAACAGACGTACCATTCTCTGAGTAGCACTGAACACGCTGACCCTGGTTCAAGTTGCCCGTCCATGAGAAGAAGGTCATACCAGGACGAGTAGCTAGCCCGGTACGATCCCACGCTGCTGGGCCGGTGTTCGGGAAGCTCCAGTCAAATCTGTCATGATGCTGCCACACGCCGTCAATGTACAGGTGGTGAGCAACGTATCCGTTATCAGTAAATGGCCAGTACATCCATCCGTCAATACGATAGAGTCCAGCCAGCCCGATAGTACAGTCAGATCCGTTAAAGAATCCGAACTCATCAAATACGGGTACGAATGAATTAAATCGTGGTGGCCTGTTGAAGTTGAATATGTCACCGTTAGGGCATCCGAATGGAACACAGCTCAGTTCACAGTAAGGGTGACGGTTACACGCCATGGCATCGCTGATCCGGGCATCCAGGTCTGCATAGAATATTATCTCACTAGCTAGGAGGAAGGCATCCTCTTCCCAGTGGATCATTTCCCCTAGGATATTCTCCAAGGAAATGATCTCAGCAGCCAGGGAATTAACGTCAGCCGCTAGAACATTGCTGACCTCATCTACCTTGTCAGTCCAGGTGAACCTGCCTTTTGGGTATACAGGTCGGAAATAACTCATCAAAGACCGCCCGAAACGTTCATGTACACCTGTCCAGGTATAGCTATCTCTGACGCACGCAACTGAATTGGATTAGTTGTTGTCTGCGTCGTATCTTCTCTCGTAATCACAGGAATGATAACGTATTCTACTCCTGCTACTGCCATAATAGTCTGATAGATCTGCCCGACTGTAATAAAGGCACCGAACTGTGAGTTAGGTGGCTGAAGCAGGTTGTTAATGGCTGACAATACTGCGTTGGTAACCGCTACTTCCTGGTAATTGTTCTGCACTTGAAGTGTAACGTAATTACTTAGGTCACCAATGTCAATAGGTATCAGTGACGGGGTAGCTACAGACAGGGTGACGCCAGCGAGAGACCGCCCGGCGAAGTAGTCTAGCACGCTGTCTGTCAGTGCAGCTGTCGGGGCTTGATAAGATGGCCCGAGAACATACAGGGACACACTGGTTGAGTGCAAGGCTACTGCGTTTACGACAGTGACACCGGGCACATTGTAAGCCAGGTTCTCATAGTCAGACAGGCTTACCGCCCGGAACTGTGTCTGGAACGTGGAAGGTGCGTTAGCCCTGATCAAGTCAATAGTCTCAGCGTCCGCACCCTGAGTCATGTCTGTTGAGTTGTAGGTAATACCATCACCAAGAGTCGGGATAAATACACCTGGCAATGACGAGACAATGGTTCCGATGCTGCCCGCTACTGCGTTACCTGTTGAACCTACACCGATAATGTATGTAGCGTAGATTGACATTCCGCTGTTGGGGATAGCGCCATTGAGCCCGTCACCAAACTGTACCCACGTGGTTCCTGACGAGTCAGTGAACGTAGTGAATACCATGTCAGTCGGGCTGTTATCTATAAGGTACTGACTGAATGCCCATTGCTGCAAGCCAGTGGCACTCTGCACGAATACCTGCACTGAGTTATCAATTACACCAGTCTGCTTAATAGCAAAGGTCTGCCCTGGTGAGCCAGTGGTGTTGTTAGTACCACCAGAACTAACACCAAGGAGCACCTGCGTGTAAGTTATTCCCTGAGAAACTGGAAGGGTAACAGTGCCCCCGTTCTCCGGGCACACTCCCTCCTCAGTTGTTTCATAGATAATGGGAGCGTCAGTAACTGTATTGAATGTCCCTGTTACCTGTGTACCTATGGGGATGGTAACAGCTACCCCAGGATTGACTGTCTGGAATGTAACAGACCCAGTAGCAGGGGAACCGTTGCTAACTACGTAACCAAGGAGCTGAGCGATGTTCAGAATGCTTAGCCTCTGTGTAGCAGTAGGCAGGTAAGCTTCCTGACTTACCCTGTCACCATAGTAGGAGAGAATGTCTCCGGCATAGGCAAAGGATTCCAGCAATGCCACACCAAAGTCACCCTGACTGGCCGGATTCCAGTCGGGCATGATGTCACTGGCATAGTTCAGCATTGAATAGCTAAGCCCGGCAAAGTCCTTGCTGGTGTAGTCAATGTTGGTAGGTATTGTGATGGTCGGGTAGCCAGTAGGAGGCGGTGATATGTTGTTCGGTGGTACTGGTGTAGGTGGTGGGGGTGGCGGATAACAATTCGGGCTACTACTCATGAGCCTTGACCCCTAAGAATCTGTATCACAGAACCTCCAACTTGCACGGTGGCTGTGTTCACATTGTTTGGCGTTAGCGGAGACGCGGTGATCGCATAGTCCACTGAGATATTAACAAAACCTTCTTGCAAGTCAGAGTACACCGGGTTAACACTAAGAACCTTAATAGACGGCTCCCATATTGCCATCTGCTTCTGCACGTCATTACCAATGGCAGCCGCAATAGCATCAGGATTATTAAGAAACAAGTTCTGTGCTATGTTTACCCCGTAAGTCGGGAGCATGACTCTTTCACCCTCTTGCGTTGAAACCAGCGCATCAACGTGCTGCTGTGCCTCAAGGTTAGGGTTTTCACCTGTCGAGGCGATGCTGCCTGTCGGTGAGAGACTGAAGGGGTAGAACAATTCTGCCATAGATTCAAGTCTACTAGGTCGTAGGCGGCGGGATGGTAGGCGGATTGATAAAGATACCTGCTTCTAGCAGCTGTGCATACAAGCTGTTACAGTCAGCGATAACCTCACCAAGGTTGCTACCTGGTGGGATAGGCCATGTAACTGGCTTCTGTACAGGGTAAGCACCGTAAGCTGACCCGACTGTCGGCAGCTCGTTTACTGCGAATGTTTGTATTGATGATGGTTCCAGGTATACAGGGTAGTCTGGGTCACCACCAGTAAACATGACGTGAATCTGAGTCTTAACTACTGGCCCGAGTGGGTTAACAGGCGGAATGAGAGGCACGCACCATGTGGTATAAGCAGTGCCGGATACCTGAGGCACCTGGCATATGACGCGGGCTTGCTGCATAGGGTCATGGTTGTTCACCACTACAGCCTGATAAACTCCAAGCCACTGGCGTACAGGAGCTGGCCCGGCAGTCTTCTTATA